CTAAAGCGCAGTACCAGATTGTACCACAAGTTCCAATGAAAGTTGGACATACCACGAATCCAGGCAAGGACGAGCTCGCTAACCAGCAGTCAAGCCAAGTCCTTGGACCTTTATTTCAGTCTTTTGAACCGTGTTTGCCAACTGGTGGATGGGATGACTTTCTCGCGGCCTTTAATAAACGATGTAACTACCTTGACCGCGGTCAAGCGCATCAATCGATTATTTTGGCTGGCGTCAAGCTCCTCCACCAGGTCTTACCGGAACAATTGCCCGAAATTCAGTGGAATGAAGAACTTTTCGAAGCTTGGGTTAAGAAATACCCGCCCGAAAAGCAGGCACGCATGAGGAAAGTATTGGATGCTTTCTCCCGGTTCTCCGGGAGTGAGTTCTCCAACAAAGAGGTCTTTACTAAGATCGAACTTCTCCTCAAGCGACACAAGCCTGATTGGGCTGACGTATTGTCAATAAATCTTCCGATTTACACAATGCTATGTCCGGACCCGTTATTACAGAGTGTTTGAATCGACTTAAACAAGTGCTTGAGTGCCCTCGATCTCAAGCATTTCCAGTTTCTTACACTCTGGCTTATAAGGGTGATAACGATGACATGACATCTAAAATGGGAGTATCTGGCACGTATGTTGAATGCGATTTCAGTGAGAATGATATGCGACAGTGTTCGTCTGTTGTTGAGATAGAAGGTATGTGGATGACTCAATTAGGCGCTCCTGCCTGGTTGGTTCATGCACACCGTCGAGCGAACGTGTATCGCGCTTTTTCCAGGAAGCACTGCACGACCGCAAAGATTGAAAACCAACTACCTTCTGGATCAACATCCACGACATTCCGCAACTCGATCTGGAATTGCACTATCAACTTCGCCTTCTGTGATAAACATAAGCTGAAGGCTCGTGTGCTAGTTTTGGGGGACGACATGCTTATGAAAGTGCTTAATAGACTTTTTAAGCGGGCGGATAGAGAGTACGAGTATATTTGCAAATTAGCGAGGATGAAGTCCAAAGTTAAGATACACAAATATATCGCCTCGTGCGAGTTTCTGTCCCGCAACTTCATTCCATGCGACGACGGATCACTGTTTGCACCCAAGTTGGGAAAAGCTTTAGCACGCTTCAACGCTAGAGCCAATGCCAACATGGGCGTAAGTGATTCCGAGTACATGGCCGGAAAAGCACTGTCATATGCATACGAATTTAGACACATTGAGCGGATCGCAGCCCTCTTTTTGATTAAGTGTCGAGATCAGGAAGTGAATCTGAAAGAAATCAAGCGTGAGACCTTAGGGTTTAACGCTGCCAAGACGTTTGATGATGGCGGGGTGCCTTTGATCCTTGCCACCCTCAGGCGTGCTAAAAAAATTTCTGAAGATGATCTTACCCAGTTCTATCACTGGCGGTACGGTATTGACCTGACGGACGTAGAAACCGTTGTAAATGCCGTGCTTTTTGGTGATGAAGACATTAGTCAAGAAGTTGCTTTGCCTTTTGCCCTGGCTGATTTCTTGTGAAATTTGCATGAATACGACCACCGCGAATAGCGAAGATTTCGGCGTTAAAGCCCAAGCTGGATCACTCAGTGAAAAAAAAAAAAAAAAAC